AAATTTAGCAATTGCCCAAGCAGCAATACATCGACTAAACTTTAGTAACACTGAAGCAGTATTTAATGAAGCTGGAAATAGTTATGATTTTCGAGTTGAATCTGATACTATTACATCTGCATTATATGTAAAAGGCAGTAATGGCAATGTTGGTATTGGCACAAATAATCCTTTAGGAAAACTACATGTAGGATTTACTGGTAGAGCAGGTGTTTTTATTGGTAGTACTAATGGCGCAGGATCTTATCTACTATTAGATGGAGCTGGCAACGGTGATGGCGCAGGCAGTGACTATGCATATATCGAACATGAGTCATCAGGTAAATTAGCCTTTAATGTTGGAAACGGCAGTAATCCAGTTGGTGAAAGAATGACAATAGAACCAGGAGGCAAAGTTGGTATTGGGACGACTAATCCACAACGAAAATTACATATTGTTGAAAATAGCGCACAGTTAAGAATCAATAGGACAGATGGCGGAGATGACACTTGGGAACTTTACAGTTGGGATGATGGTTTAAACGTTTATCCAGTAGATGGACCCTCTACCGTATGGTTTGGTAGAGATGGACAAAATACTGATGTAACTTTATACAATGGTAGATTAGCAGTAAATCACACTGGTGCACCACCCGCAGCTTATGCAATATATGCAAATGGGTCAATTTGGGCTAAAGCAGGTGCTGGTGATTCTGGTGGGTTAAGATTACACACCAACTCAGGTATTAATGTGAGCGCAAATGTTATGAGTTTTCATACTGGGCAAACTAATGGGTTTAGCTTTAATGGAAACAGTAATGGTGCTGACGGCAGTAATCCATTAGCAGTGATTCGAGCTAATGGCAATGTTGGTATTGGTGTAACTAATCCAGCGACACCGCTTCAAATATATCAGTCTACTAATGCTACAGGTGGAGATCAAAAACCGACTCCAGTTTTAACACTTAGCGCACATACTAATAGTGATAATGAAGGACCTGCTATTGAGTTTAACTCAGCTTGGGTTAACAGCAGTTCTTATTTGGCATCAACTATTAATAATGGCTGGGGTGTTGCTAAAATTGCTGGTGTATATGATGATGACCAGGGCAATGGTGGAGCATTAAGTTTTTATACTAACGAGGGACCAAGTGCCACATCAGGAGCTACAAGTTCACAGCTTACTGAAAAAATGCGGATCAAACCAAATGGCAACGTTGGTATTGGGACGACTACTCCAAACGAAAAACTTCAGGTAGAAGGAAGCATAAGGGCATCTGGAAATATAGGAGTAACACAAACTGATGGTGATTATTTAGCAAAACTATATCAAACATCAGCGGATGGTTTCTTAGAATTATATACAGGTGAAGCAACTCCTGTATCAAGGGTTAAACTTTCGTCATATGGTAATTCATATATTGCACCTTCAACTAATAGTAGGTTAGGTGTTGGTACAACCAATCCGGCTGGTAGATTACATGTCTTGGGAACAGGTGGTGCAAGTAGTACTATTCAGCTTGAATCGAGTGGTACTGGTAATACAGTACTTTATATGAAAGGTGCTAATGGTAATGATTTCTGGGGCATGTTTACTGGATCTAGTGGCGGTGGCTTTACTCTTAAAGATGAAACAAATGCTAAAGACGCATTTAATGCCAGACCGCAAGGTAAAATGTCATATCCAAGTCAAACAAGATTCTCAGCGTATAGTAATAATGCTAGCACATCTTATTCTGCAGCTCAGCCGTTTGTAATGAATCTTGTTAGAAATAATATCAATAACAGATACAACACATCCAATGGTATCTTTGTTGCAGATGTTGCTGGGTATTATCAATTTAGGTTCAATGCATATTCATATAATACCGGGCAGTGGTCAGTTTTATATTGGAACGGTAGTTCAATATCTTACTATTATGATACTAATGGAACTACTAGTGGTGGTGATCATACTGTGCTTTGTTCAGTGGTCTCAAATTCTGTTCATCACATGGCATGGACAATGTACTTAGCAAGTGGTACAGGGTGTGCAGTAGGCTGGCGAAGTGGTTATAGTGGCAGTATTTACAGGTCACACGCACAGTTTAGTGGCGAACTAATTAGTGCGGATTAAGGAGATATCAAATGAGTAACGATCCAGAATGGGATTTACAAGAATTAAGAGATGGACGATCAATGTTTTTAAGAGATACTGATTGGATAGTAACTAAATCTATAGAGTCGGGTATTGCTATTCCTACAGAATGGGTAACTTACAGACAAGCATTAAGAGATATTACTGATACATACACATCCTTGGAAGATGTAGTATGGCCAGAAAAACCAGAATAAAATCACATAAATAGTTACATATGTTAAAAACAAAGGTAACTAATAATGGCCATCACATTTCCAAGTAGTCCAAGTACAGGACAAGTATTTACAGTAGGCAATAGGTCTTGGGCCTGGGACGGTAGCGCATGGAAAGGTGGAGTATCATCCACTGGAGATGCAGGCACACTTGACAATCTTGACAGTTTACAATTTTTACGTAGTGATGCTGATGATTCTATTACGGGTCAAATAATATTTCCATCTACCAATGCCAACAAACCAGTATTTCCACAAGGCTTACTTGCAAGAGCTGACCAATCTGACACAACAGGATTTCATGACATCTGGGGTATATCGGAAAGATATTATCCAAGTAATAGTACTTCAGGTGACGCATGGGGAATACGATGGAGTGGTACACCAAACGAAATTCAATTTATTGGTAGCGGTTCAGAAAAATTTAAAGTAGATTTAGATACTGGTGCCGCCACAGCAACATCATTTATCGGTGACGGGTCTAACTTAACAGGATTGCCAGCTGGATATACAGATGCAGATGTTATTAGCCACTTAAACAGTAAAAGCCTTTATTTTAATGGTGGCAAAATTGGTATTGGTACAGCCAGTCCTTTTAGTAAATTACAAGTTAGTGGTCATACATTTAGCGGCGGCAATGGTATGTATACTGATAGTCGAGTGGGTATTAGTAACCATGGTAATTTAACTGGTATGATGCTAGCGTCAACTTATGATAATGGAACTTATCCTGAATACGGCCTTGTTTTTGTTCAAGGACCGTCAACATCAACTTATAATGTGTGGAGTATTTCTCCAGACGGACCAACCAAAGGCGATGGGTTAAACTTTATCTATGGTAGTAATGCTACAAATATTCATACTGCAACACCAAAGGTTACATTTGACGGAAACGGTAATGTTGGTATTGGTACAGTTAGTCCTGAAAGGCCTTTACACGTAAAAGGTGAGATATATGTAAATCATAATGCAGATAATGCAGGAGTGAAAACATCTTTTAGGTCATTACATGTAAGTAATAACACCATTGAAATTCAGCAATTTGGCCAGTCCCATTCTTCTAGTCCAGCAGTAAATCAAATAGCTGTTTCTAATGCTGAACAACATTTACATCTTGTTACTGATAGTACTGCTAATGTAGATGCAGGAACCTCAACTAAAGGTATTTTCCTACGCAGTGGAGGTAATGTTGGTATTGGTACACAGAGTCCTGATAGAAAATTAGATGTAAGAGGTTCGGTAAGATTTAGCGTTAACTCTACTACACATGAAACATTTGTATTCACTACACAAGCAGCAGACGATGCCAAGCTAATAATGAAAAATGCTTCTTCTGCTGATAATATAATATTAAGAGCTAATGGATATTCATATTTTAATGGCGGCAACGTCGGTATTGGTGTAACTAGTCCTAGTGAAAAGCTTCATATAGCTTCAGGTAATATTAGAGTCGATACATCTAGTAGCTCAAGTTTTAAAATTGAAAATGCAGGCACTAATGCTATAGGACTATATGCTGCCAGTGGCGACGAACTTTATATTGGTGGTAATAACTCTTATGCTTTAAGATTCCTTAATAACGGATCAAACAATGTTGTTTTTGATAATGGTAGTAATGTTGGTATTGGTACGCCGAGTCCTACTGCTAAATTACAAGTTGAGGGTGATCAAACCTCAAATCCTGTTGCTAGAATAAAAGGAACTGGAGTTTCTGACAATCCAGTATTGTCTATAGAAACTAATAACAATAGTAGAGATCCTCATCTAAGATTAGTAAGACCTAATGGTACTTCTGGAGCTTCTATGGTTATTCGAGGTGGTTCTGGTACTGATTGGCTTTCTATTCATCACCTAGCTCGTGGTGCAGACGATCAACTAGTGATTAGAAGCAACGGTAATGTCGGTATTGGTACAAACAGT